CGAACGTGGCTCGATTGTTCAGGCCATCCCAGCCGATTGACGACCATTTGAAGCGGTCACCTAGATAACCGCGCTCCATGACCAGCACGCGCCGGCCTTTCGCTTTGTGCAGCTGTCCGTTGCGCCAACCCCAGCACGCAACCACATCGCTTGACACCGAATTATGCGAGTGATGGACCGTTGCCGAAACTCCGTGCGCAGCCAACCCGGCAACCATTGCCGATGCGTGCGCGACTTGATGCGGGGAACATAGCGCGGCGACAATCGAAAGGCTCACGACAGGACGCACCCAATGCCCATTTTGGAATCGGTCGCGACGAACTCAAGCGTGACGTGTCCACTGCCACAGATCGACTTCCACAGGATCGGCACATCGACCGGCGAGCCACTGACCTTCTCAGCCTGCCCCGTTCCAACAATGTCGTGAAAGGCAACGATTCGCGCCAGCTTGCCGTACAGCGCCCAATCCTTTTTTACTCCGGCCAGCGAATGATCGCCGTCGATCAGGATGGCATCGAATGGCCCCAGCTTGGCGACCTCATCGCGGATTTCTTCGGTCTGGCTGTCGCCGAATATCACGTGGGCGTCATATCCGCGCCGACGCAGATCAACGGCGGCCTTGGCCATCGCGTGGCGGGATGACTCGACACCCCAAAGCCCGCCCGGAAGGTCGACGGCGACCGCCTTTGACCCGGCCGGCAGGCTGGAGACAACCTCGTGGAACGTGTCGCCGTGGCGTGACCCGATCTCGCAATAGCTTTTGACGCCGCGCGCGACAAGAAAATCAATGAACCGGCGCAGCTCAAACTCGTTTTGTGACGCCTTGCGGCCTGAAAAGGTGGTCAGCAAAGCGCATCCTCCAGAGTAGAAAACGGGAAACAGTCAAGCGCTGATCCGGCGGTGCAATTTAGGACGCTCGCGGACTTGTGAGCCCTGCCCCAATGCGCAAACTGCCGCTTGAATACCTCGAACCGGCTTGGCGTCGTATTTTTCAGCGGCTCAGGGTGCGCGCCGAAATAGTGCGACCCGCCCATGTCGAACCCAAGCAGCAGAATCTTTGCAGCGCCATTCAGCCGCGCAACCTCAAGCCCGAGAAGCCCTGAATTGCTGCTGCTCAAGACGAACGCGGAAGGTTTCACGCGGGCAACGCCCCTAACGCTGCTGCCGCTCCACCGCTTTCCGGCGAAGCTCAGCGCCTCGGGATGCTCACGCCACCACGCCGCATCCTGCGATGCCAAATGATCCGCCCACGGCGCTAGCTGGTAAGCATTGGAAACTGCGACAACCGAGCAACGCCCGCGAACGCTGTCGGCGACCTGCTGAGACATGCTATGCCCGGTCGCCAGCACAGCAAAAACTCTCATCCCTGATTGATGCCTTCCGTCACTGGCAGCGTTAGGTAATCCAGCCCCGACTCTTTATCGGGAAGCACGCCCGCGATGTTGTAAATCTTGCCCCGGTGAACAATCCGCATGGATGCGTCAAGCGTCGGCACGGACAGCGCGCGCAAAGTGATCCGCGCAGAGACGCCCGACTGGATCGCCTGCGCCTGCAAAAACTCGCGAGCGCTCAACGGCTCAACGGCAGCCGGAACGCCATCCTTCACCGTCACCCACGTATCCGGCAGGCTGTCGCCGCTGGAATCAACCGCGCCGGATTGCTTCGACTCGACCCGAACCCGGTGGCGGAGTTTTCCGGCCTCGGCGTTCATGCCAGCGCCGGATCACGAAGGGGATACAGCAGCGAGACGACCGGGCGCGGCAGATAGCCGTGGTCATACGCCTTGCCGTCGTCGTTGTCGCGGTCTTTCCACAGATAGCCAATTTGCAGCAGGGTGGCCGACTGGACAGCGCCAGGCGCTACCGGGTCGCCGCTGGTGTCGAGCGGGACGAATCCGGCCGTATCGAGAAACGAGTCGGCGCCCGACTTGAGGTAATTCAGCACAGCTTCGCTCGCGGCCGTGACATACAGGCCGAGCAATGAGTCCTCATCAGCGTAATCGATGCGCAGATGGGCCTTCGCCATCTCAAGCGAGACTAGATTCTTCACGGGCTGGCCCTCTGCGACTTGGACGCATCGCGGCCACGACGAACAGCCAGCCGCCAGTTGTCATTGCTAACATCGGGCTTAGTGTCCGTGGCGCGCTGAGCAACCCACCAGCTACCAGCGTGGGTGTAGCCGTCGCCCTTCTCTGCAATAACGCCGTCTTTCCAGAATCCACGGTCGACCACGACCGGAAACGACAGCCGCGCCTCCTTGCGCTGCTCGCCGACGGCAAGCGAAAACACAACCGTTCGGCCGTCATCCTCTTGCGTCGCGGTGAAGTCGTCCAGCGATAGAGCGTCCTTGCCATCCTTCGGCACCGGGAAGGCCGCGACGGCGCGCTCCAGCACGCCCTGCGCGCGGCGCTCGAAATCAAGCATGGCCTTGGACACTTCGGTTTCAACTCGCGGCATCAGTGCGGCGACCAGCTCGTCTGCCGTGACGGATTTACCATCCGCAGGCTTGGGAATGGACGCGACAGCCTCGGCGACCATGCTGCGAATCACATCCTCGCTCGGGCCGTCTTTCGGCTTGGGAATCTCTGCCACGGACTCGGCGACCATGCGCCGGACTTCCTCGGGATCGACGCTCACGCCGTCCTTTGCTGCTGGGATGGCGTCGACCATCTCGCGCAAGACTGGCGTCAAATCCTCGACCGTGACGCTCGTGCCGTCCTTTGCCGGTGGAATCTCCGAGATTCGCTTCTCGAACATATCGGGCAGAGGGGCGACAGCATCGGAGACGCTTTTCAAGTCTTTTTCAATCGGCCCTAGCAGTCCACGGACATATCGCCCGACCGCCGCCAGTATGGATTTTTGCTCATCACGCTTCATCGGCGATTGCCTCGTCCATTTCTTCGTCGGTCAAATCCTCATCCAGCGCAGGCGGTGCTGGCGCAGGCTCGGGAATCGGGTTTTTGTCGCGCTCAGCCAACGCCTTGAGCGAGGTGTCCTGCTGCTGCATCCAGATTGAATCGCCGCCCTCAACGTCAGGATGGTTAAGGCGTCGGCGGGCCTCGTTGATCGTGCGAACGCTGCCAGATACCGATTCGGCCAGCACCTTGATTTGCGTGGCGCTATCCATGCGCAGCAGACCGTCAAGATCAAGCTCGATTCCGTCCTTCACGCCGTCAAGGCCAAGCCCGTAATCCATGCAGGCTTCGTATTCTTCGATCAGCGATTGCAGGCAGGTGTTGTAGTAGTCCTGCTGCAACGCCTCGATGTTGTTAAACGTCGGCATTGCGCCAACGCCGATCTTGTACGGCGGGACGTGGAACGTTGAGCAAACGACGTCCGCCGTCCATTTCAATTGCTCAATCATCTGCGAGTCGGTCGCGTTTATGCCCATTGGCTCGAACTTCAAGCCGTCGCCGACTGCCGCGATCCGGCCCGCGTTTTCGCCCGTGAAATTTGAATTGAAGTATTCCGCCAAGCGCTTTGCGGTGTCGTCACCGATGGCGCCGGGCGCCGTCAGGATTCCGCCCGGCTGGCTCGCGTTGCCAAAGAACTTCGACGAGTTTTTCTCAATCTTGATGCCAAGGTTCGCAACGCAGCCAGCGGCGAACAGCGGCGAGGTTCCGACCAGCGGATGAAATAGGCAGTTCATCCGGTCGTGAATGATCTCGGACGCGGGAACGGTCAAGGATGATTCCTCGATGCCCGCCATGTTGTCCTGCGTCAACTGGTAATACACGTCACCGGAGTCGGAAACCAGAACGGTTACCTTTGCCGGGTCCAGCACGTAGACCGCCACGACAACCCCGCGCGCATCGCGCTGCTTGAGTCCGTAGGCGTTTCCGCGCGTCAGCTTGGAAGTGATCCACCACTGTTTGAACTGGATGTGGTTCTGGTAGCGATTCGGTCGCCGCAGGACGGGCGAGAACGCGCCGCTCGTTGTCTCGGTCCATATCCCTTTGCCGTCGCGCTCCACGAGCATCTGGCGCAGCTTGCCAATATCGTTGGCGATCA